TTTTGAAGAACAAAAGTTTGTAAGACTTTTTGGTGCGTCACCAGACGAAATATCTTCACGCTTATTGTTACCAACTTCTATGTTGAAAGAAATAGAAATTACAGGCTCTAAGGGAACAACATATAAACTTTTTAGTGATGAATTTATGGCTGATTATCAAACAAATAAATTTGGACTATCAGTTGTTGAATCAGATGGTAAAAAAACTATAAACGTAGTTTTTGGAAATTTGGCTGGAAGAGAAAAACGGCGCATCATTGAGCGAACAAACAGCTACTGAGATTGCAGAACAAGCAATTGAAAAACTAAAAGCTTTAGTTGATGGAAAGACTTCGCAAGAGCTTGTGGACCTAGGCCACTTTTCTGATGTAAGTCAAGCAAGAATGGTTACGCAAAGACTTACGGAAGGCACAGATACCTTAAGGCAACAGCTTATTAGCTCTTTAAGAGAGAGAGCACTGACTGCATATAATGTAACAGGAGATGTAGCAGAAGCTGCTACAGCACTGTTGGATCAAATTTCCGTTAATAACGACGCCCTACTTGCACAAAGTGGGATTAACTTTTCTATGTCTCAAGCTGGAGAAGGATACGGATCTTTTCAAGGAAGAATAGATGACCTGACAGTAGGAGTACTTCAAACGAGTACGACACCAGAAGAAGCTGCTGCCGCAGCAAAAATAAGAAGTGGACAAGCTGCTGCAGAGGTGATGGATGCTTATAACGCTACATCTGGAAGAATGGGAACAGACTCTGCATTTGTAAGACAATTGAAAAAAACTTTTTCTTCTAAAGGTCTTGGAAGAGGTTTTAGAGATGACAACATAAGAGAAGCATATCAAAGATTAAAACCAAAAATAGGTTTAGCAGCTCTCGGTGTTGGCGTGGCTGCAGCTGGTTACTATATGTACAACAAGTCTCAAGAAAGTAACATGTACGATGAGACGATGGAAGATCAGCCTATAGAAGCAAATGGGCAAATAAGAAGAGCTAACAGTAGTTTTCAGTCAAGTGCTGGAATGACTTCTTCAAGAAGAGATCCATTAACGACAGCTGGGGTTGTTGGAAATTTAGACAGAAACAAAATTGGTCACACAAGAATGGGACCAGATAAATATAATCACCTTTATGGGGGATAAAAAATGGCTATAGGTAGAAAAGTTTTAATGGGCACAGCTTTAGCTGGGGCTTTTGGCGCAGGCATGTTTAAAAAAGTTGCCAATGGCACAATTGACAATGCTATGGATATTGCATTTGATAATCCAGAAGCAGACCAGGCAGTCCTAGGCACTGACCTCACCCCAAGTATGGCAATGGGAGCAGGAATATCTGGAATAGCAGGAGCTCCATTTAGGATGGCTAATGCTCAAGCACTAAATATGTATGGGGCAAATCCAACTGGAGAAAAGCTCATGATAGGCACGGCAGCAACAGGTGTCGGAGGAGCTTTAGGTGGTGCACTTATTGGGGGAAGACTCCTTACAAAAAATTCTGGAATAAGAGGCAAAATTGGTGGAGCAGTTGGTGGACTTGTTCTTGGTGGAATTGCCGGAACTTCTGCTGGAGCTGGAGCAGGACTATTAGCTACACGCGCAGCTACACGTGGTTATGCAGAAAAGTATGGAAGATCTAGTAACTCGTCTTTAATGACAGCACAATCTCTGAACGCTAATGGAAACATAGTTCTTGGAATGCACAACTCGAGGAGGGGCTAATGGCATATGGTGAAAACAATATCATTGAGCCAGAAATGGGAAATGACCTAGCTAGTCCTCAAGCACCTCTCTTTATGAGGATGGCAGAAAATGTGCCAGCCTTTAGCCATACCATGGCTTTCAATGTTAGAAGATTTGAAAACACAATGTTTAAGGGAGGGTTTCTAGATAGAGACGCTGTCTCAACAGGAAGAATGAGGAGTGCATACCAAACAAGAAGAGCTGCTAAATACGGTTCATTTATTGGAGACACTGCATCTCCTGCAAGCGCAAGGGCATTTTCATTTTCTAAATTTAGAGGAGCTTCTGCAGCTGCAGCAGGAAAAACGCCATTTATCAAACAGTCAGTTAAAACAAACTTTGGATCAATAAGAGCAGTAAATAGATTAGGATCAGTGACTGGGCTGACAGGAATGCCAGATGCAACAGGATTCTATTCACCCTTCCAGGGCGCAAAAATGCTTGGAATGGGTTTAGAAAAAGTAGGGCTAAGAGGAGCGTTAGAGTCTAGGGGGATTATAGATTCTGGAACTAAGGAAGATCTTATGGCTGGAGGTATTTTGGGCAGGATGTCCACAATGCAAAAAGCCTATGGTTTGGAAAATAAAGCTGATAAACTTACAACAAAAGTAGCAAGCAGAACAGCTGCAGGAAAAGGTGGCGGTAGATTTGAGCGCAGGCTTGGAAGAGTAAATAAAAAATTAGCAGGTTTAGACAAGAGTCTTGTAAGATTGCAAAACATCACACCAGGCACCACTTCTTCCATAGTTACGGGGGCAACAGCAACAGGTGGAACAGGGGTGTCGTCAGGTGCATCAAAGGTTGGAAGGCTTAGGGCAATATCCAACACTCAAGGTGGAGTCTTTAGTAGATCCATGACTGAAGGTCTTGGAGTAGCAATGAACCCATCGCAATTCCAAGGAACTAAAGCATTTGAAAGGCTAGAAAAAGCGGTCGTATCAGCATTCTCTGGAAATACAACAGCTGCTTCAGAGATGCTCTCTGGAACTGGTACATCTTTTAATAATCTAGGTAAATTTGGAGATAAGGTCTCAAGAGGTGGACCACTTGGAAGAATCCTTCCTAAAAAAAGCAATATTAGCGTAATGGCTAAGATGGCAGACGATGTTGGAGATAAAGCAGCAGCAAGAGTGTTAAGAGGGCAGCTATATAAAAAAGGTGCAGCTTTTGCAATGCGTAGTTTAAGCGTTGTTGGAAACGCAGCCTTAGTTTACGACTTAGGTAAATTAGCTGGCAAAGGTGTGCTAGCAGGTGGAAACTTTGCCAAGGATGCTGTAAAATCTATGCAGGGGTCTATGAACAAACCACTGTTTGGCATGGGCTTTAGGGACAACGAAGTTGCTGCAACTTCACGAGCAAGAGGCGTAGCTGCAATTCAAAATTCAAGACTTAACGCAAGAAGCATGTTAGGTTCTGAGGCTGGAATGATGGCTGCTCACTTTGGGTAAAATATGAGTTTATCAATTTCAAATAAAACTAAAAAGTTTAGACAAGACTTAGAAAAGCTGTCTAGAGAAGATCTTTTGGAAGTAATCAAAGCTCAAGACGTTGAAACCTATAAGCAGATCAATAGAATTGAATGGGTTTTTGAGAATAAACTTACTCACCTAAACTGGGCAGATGGGTCTCCAATAGCAGGCAGGGACTTGACCAACAGAGAACTTGCTTTGTTGATAGATGAACCTTTTGAAATAGATGAAGAACTATTAGATGCCGGCATTTCCGCTGAGCAACAAAGGCAAATACATATAGCCAAAGACCCATGCGTATGGGCAAGACAATTCTTAAACGTGGAAACAAGAGTCTACCAAACTCTTATATTAAGAGATCCGGCTTCAAGGAAAGTATTAAGAGCTGGTCGTCGTTTAGGAAAAACTTTTAGTATGGCAGTTTACTTGCTTCACTATAGTTATACTCATAAGGACGGAAGATGTTTAGTCATTGCTCCAATGAAATCTCACGTAGAATTAATTTATCAAGAGATTTTAAGACTTGCAGCTAATAATGAGATTGTTCTAAATTCAATCACAAGAAAAGTAACAAGCCCTCAGTTCATGATTCAGTTTAGCAATGGGTCAACAATTAGATTCTTTACATCAGGAATGCGTTCTGGTGGAAAGTCAGACGTAGCTCGTGGTCAAGAAGCTCATGTTATTGTTCTTGACGAAATGGACTACATGCACGCAGACGACTTAGATGCACTGTATGCAATGTTGCAGAAAACTGCAGAAGACCAACCAGACAAAGTTTTGATTGGAGCATCTACTCCAACGGGTAGACGAGAAAGATTTTGGGAATGGTGTAGGTCAGAAAGATTTAAAGAGTTTTGGTTTCCTTCATATTGCAACCCATACTTTGCTAAAGAGCAAGAAGATGAATTTAGAGAACAGTATTCTGAAATTGGATACAGGCACGAAATTGAAGCAGACTGGGGAGAAGACGCTGAAGGCGTGTACCCGCGCAAGTATGTAGACAAAGCGTTTATTGAGCCAAGCTGGAATTATAATCCAGAGATGACTTCTGCAAGAAGCTTTCACACCATTGGTGTTGATTGGGACAAATACGGAGCAGGAACAAACATAGTTGTTCTTGAAGTTTGTTCTGATGCGTATGAAGATCCTAGATTTAGAAACAAAGTAAAACTTGCATACAGAGAAGAAATTGAAAGATCAGAATACACACTGACTAAAGCTGTATCTAGAATTGTAGAGCTAAACGATATCTACATGCCTAAGCATATTTATGTTGACCGTGGATACGGAGAAGTTCAAGTAGAACTTCTTCATAAGTATGGCG